CGAGCTAGTAGAAAGCACTACCGATGACCTGGGGTTGATCTCTGGGACCATCAGTATCGAAAGTGACACCTCCCAGGTAGCTATTGAGAACATCGCACCGGAAGAATTCCTTATCGAGACCCAGGCAAAGAGCCTGGACTCTGTTAACTTCTGTGCCCACAGAACAAAGAAAACAATCTCTGAGCTAACCGACGAAGGATACCCCAAGAAACTCCTGGACAAGATCGGGGAGCATTCTGATGTCGACATGGAAACCGATCCAGAGGTATTGAGCCGTTTCGATAATATAGGCAACCGCAGTTTTAACTCGTCTGGTTACCAGGACCAGGTACGCACCGTCATGGTGTACGAAGCCTACATTATGCTAGATGTTGAGGGGACGGGAGTCGCTGAACTATACAAAGTAATCAAAGCTGGCAATGTTCTTTTATCTAAAGAAAAAGTATCCAGAAAACCCTTCATTGCTTTTGTTCCGCTCCCGATCCCTCACGCTTTTTATGGCAACAACTATGCTGCCAAAGTTATACCCACACAGAACGCCCGTACAGTGCTGACCCGGTCAATCCTGGACCATGCCATGATTACAAATAACCCCCGTTACACAGTAGTTAAAGGCGGCCTGACCAATCCCAGAGAATTAATTGATAACCGTGTGGGCGGGATCGTGAACACCACCAGGCCCGATGCAATCTCACCGATGCTACAGGCTCCTTTGAATCCGTTCACGTTCCAGACCATTCAGATGCTGGACGAAGACAAAGAAGACACTACTGGTGTCTCCAAGATTTCCCAGGGCCTAAACAAAGACGCAGTCAGCAAGCAAAACTCAGCCGCCATGGTTGAGCAGCTGGCGACCATGTCTCAGCAGCGGCAGAAGATTATCGCCAGGAACTTTGCTAACCAATTTGTTAAGCCACTGTTCCAGGAGGTTTATCAGCTGGTCTGTGAGAACGAAAGCCAGGAGCGCATTGTTGAGCTATCAGGTGAGTACGTGGCCTGTGATCCTCGCAAGTGGCGCGAGAAGCGCGATGTCGTTACTGAGATGCACCTGGGCTACGGAGAGCAGGACCGAGAATCTCAAAAGTACCTGGCACTGCACACGCTACTAAGTTCCGACCCTTCATTGTCCAAAATGTACCAGCCTCAGAATCAGTACGAGCTAATCTCTCGGACAATGGACATGACAGGTATCAAGGATGTCAGTGCATTCCTGACGAACCCACAAGAGTTGCCAGAAGAGCAGCCTGATCCCGCACAAGAGTTGCAGATGCAGATGATGCAAAAGCAGCTTGAAGTACAGGAACGTCAGACAGCAGTTGCTGAAATGAAAGCCCAGGTAGACGCTGAAATTAGCAAGATGAAACTTCAGTTGGAGAAAGCCAAGGTTGAAAACCAGCATGCTATCCAGAGCGACAACATGGACCTCAAAGAAGAGCAGCTACGACATAAGAAAGAGATTGACGCTGCCGAGATGGTCCTGGCACAACGTGCTGAACAGATTACTGCCATTGCAAGCCCGAATGGTTAAACCCCTAGTCTTTTAAGGAGAGACGAATGACCGAAGAAGAAAAGATGGTCGCCATGGGGGATCACGCTGAAAACTTTCTACAGAGTGATTCCTTTAACGCCATTATCAACAGCCTGGTAGAACAATGCTTCCAAAGTTTTGCCTTCAGTAAGCCCGAAGATGAAGCTGTAAGGCAGCATGCCTACTACCAGTATTTAGCAGTAACAGAAATAGTCGACACCATTAAACAACGTGTCGCTGTACGTGATGAAATTAACAACAGAGCAAGCGACAGCCGCTCAGAAGAGGAATAGACCATGTCAATTGATAACGTCAATAATACTTCCGACTCTCCCCTGGCATCAGTAGACGATGCCGCAGAAGCTATACTTGGACAATGGGAAGACGCTGATGAAGATCAGCTATCTGAAGATAGTCAAGAGGCTACAGATGAATCTACAGACGAGACTGACGTAGAGGAATCTGAAGAAACCGAAGATGAAACTGAAGACGAAGAATCTGATGAGGAAACTGAGGACCCTGACGAAGAATTAGAGGAAACCGAAGACAGTGACGAAGAGTCCGAGGACGATGATCAAGAAGTAGAAGAAATTGATCTGTCCGATGACACCCTGGTCGAGATTACTGTCGATGGAGAATCTAAGCAGGCATCCATAAAGGACCTTAAAAGACTCTACGGTCAAGAAGCATCTTTAACACGTAAGTCTCAAGAAGCTGCATCACAACGTAAGTTGGCCGATGACCAGCTGCAAAAAGCCGATGCGTCATTACAAGCAATGCTTAGTCGAGCCCAGGAACGGTACAAGCCGTACTCTGAGGTCGACATGTTGGTTGCCAGTAAGCAGATGGATGCCGAGTCATTCACTGCACTGAGAGCCGAAGCAAAGCAAGCCGAAGACGATCTTAAATTTCTAAGCGAAGAAGCCGACCAATTCTATTCGTTCGTTAAGCAGCAACAAGCCGAAGCAAAACAGGCAGAAGCTAAAGAGTGCATAAAGGTCCTACAGAAAGAAATTCCTGACTGGAACAATGACCTCTATAACGACATACGAAGCTATGCAATTGGCCAGGGATTACCTGAAGAAGCCGTCAATCAATACTCCGATCCAAACGTGATCATGTTGCTTAACAAAGCGCGAATGTTTGACCAAACTAAAAAGGTAGCCACTGCGAAAAAGGCTAAAGCGTCTAAGAAGATTTTGAGATCGAAGAAGGCACCCCCAACCAAAGCTGACATAAAAGCCCAACGTCAAAAGAAGACCATGGACAAGCTCAGAAGCGGTGGCAATGACCTCGACAATATTGCGGATGCGATTATGGCTGGCTGGGAATGATGCTCTATTTTTATTTTAATTTTCTCATTTTCAAAAGGTAATAAATCATGGCTACATTAGTCTCATATGCAACTGTTGGGTTGGCCGAAGACGTTTCCCAAACCATTGCAAATATCTCGCCAACCAGCGTGCCATTCACCTCTGCCATCAAGTCAGAGAAAGTATCAGCCCGTTCGTTTTCTTGGTTAGAAGATTCAATTCGTGCGGCTGGCGTAAATGCGCTTGTAGAAGGTGCAGACGCAGCAACTACTGCCATCGGTCAGCCAACTGAGCGGTCTAACAACACTCAGATCATCGGTGAAGCATTTAAAGTTGCTGCAACTGTTGACGCTGTTCAGACCCACGGTCGTGCTAAGGAAACTGCATACGCCCTGGCAAAGACTCTGAAGGCAATTAAGCTCGATCAAGAACGCGCCTATGTTGGTGTCGACCAGGCAGCAGTACCTGGCACAGCATCCGCTGCTCGTAAAATGGCCTCTGCAACTCAGATGATTTCTACGTCTCTGGATGCAGGCTCCAACGCTACTGATGCACTTACTGAAGCGAAAGTTTTAGCATTGCATCAGACGTGCTACGAGAACGGCTCTGATCCATCGATCCTGATGGTTAAGCCTGGCGACAGTTCAATCATTGCTGGTTTTGCTACAGCAGCGAACCGTCAGCGTGACTTCTCGCAAGATAAGACACTGACTAACGCGATTGAAGTGCTGGTGACTCCCTTCGGAACTCTGAAGGTTCAGATCAACAGAAACCTGCTCTCAACGCACGCTCTAATGATCGACCCATCCATGTGGAAGCAGTGTGTATTGCGTCCATACACTCGCACTTTGCTGGCTAAGAATGGCGACTCTGACACTCATTTCTGTGTTGGCGAAGTCAGCTTGAAGCATAGCAACTTCAGCGATGGTGGAATGATTACTGGTCTTTCTTGATCAGTAGTTAACTAATTGCGGCCAGAGTTATTACTGCCAGGTTTCCGCTCTCCTTACTGGGAGTGGTGACTCTGGCTGCATTTTTATTTTATAAAGGAAGCAAAATGTCAGACCAAATTATTCACGATGTCCAGAACAAAGTGTTGCGGGACAACGATCACGAAAACTTCAATATTGAAACCTCACAGTACATCTCACCTCAATTCATGGACCAGCTAAAGCAACAACGGAGCAACAGCCTGGGACAAACTGAGGGTGAGTACATGTCTGTCGCCAGGGTACCAGTAGCGGTCCACGAACAATGGCTACGCGAAGGTTTCGACATGATGCAAGAGCCTGCACATGCAATTGTCGCCAGGTTAAAACAGCAGAACCTTGATGGGTTCCTAACGACGAACAAGAAGGTGTAGCCAATGAGCCTTTACAAGAATATCGCTAAAAAACGAGCGCGAATAAAAGCTGGCAGCGGTGAAACTATGCGTAAGCCGAACAGCAAAGGTGCCCCCACCAATGCGTCTTTTAAGAAAGCAGCTAAGACAGCAAAGAAGAGGAAGTAACGAATGAATCTCGGCAATATCCGTATCCACTTTAAGGCCCTGCTTAATCGCAGCGATATCACCGATGCACTTGCAGATACCTTTATTGACCAGGGTATTGCCAGGGTCCAGCGTTCCCTGCGTATCCCCTCGATGGAGAAGCAGTATAACTACAGCATCACATCGCCAACGACTTCTGTGGTCCTACCCAATGATTTCCTGGAGGCTATCTCCCTGTACTTCGATGGTCGGCAGCTGGCCAAGGTAACACTCCCAGAAATCCTGGAGAGACAGCAGAACGGTGAGCAGGGGGCTCCCTTGTACTTTTGTCGCCAGGGCGGTACCTACCTTATTAGCCCGTCCCCATCGTCAGGAACTTTGAGCCTGGACTACTACGCCCAGTTCATTGACATGACAGCAGACAGCGACGAGAACATCCTGGCACAGGTTGCTAGTGATCTAATTATTTATGCTGCACTGACCTACGCCAGCGATTACTACATCGATGAGCGGTCACCAGTATTCGAGGGTAAGTTCACCCAGTTTATGGCCGAGATTCAAGAGCAGTCTAATGACGCTGAAACCTCCGGCAACATGCAAACCATCCGTCCTTCGTACCAACTTTAACCTGGAGCAACAATGGCTACTTCTTCCTTTTACTCAAGTACCGGCCCAGCTGCTGAAGATGTAACTGCACTCCAGGGTTACAAGGACCAGGCAGCAGACTCGGCAGCCGCTGCGGCAGACTCAGAAACAAATGCAGCAGATTCTCAGTCATTAGCAGCAACAGAAAATTCAGAAGCCCAGGCTGCTAAGGTTGCAGCTGAGGCAGCAAGAGATGCTGCCCTGGTAAGTAGGAATGCGGCCAATGGGTTCCAAGCTACGGCATCTAGTGCGGCCACAACTTCAGCGACACAGGCAGGGACCGCTTCCACCAAAGCAAACGAAGCGTCCATCTCTGAAGGAAATGCATCTACCTTCGCAGACAACGCATCCAACAGTGCAGACTCAGCAGGTAATGCACAGACTGCCGCAGAAGCTGCAAGAGATGCTGCCCTGGCAGCTTTTGATTCTTTCGATGATAGATACCTGGGACAGAAGTCCAGCGACCCTACGGTTGACAACGATGGTGATGCCCTGGTCGCAGGTACCTTGTATTTCAACACCACTACCGATGACATGAAGGTATACGAAGGGTCTGTGTGGGTTAATGCCTATGGAAACCTCACCGATGCTCTAGCAAAAGCAAATAACCTGTCTGACCTGGTTAATGCAGGAACCGCCAGGACAAACTTAGGTTTAGGTACAGCAGCAACTACAGCTGCCAGTGATTACGCTACTGCGGCACAAGCTGACCAGACTGTCGCACTAACAGGTGCGGGTGCTACTAGCATCTCTGGCACATACCCTAACTTCACGATCACAAGTACCGACACAAACACGGACACAGATACAACCTACACAGCAGGAACTGGCCTGTCGCGAACAGGCACTGAGTTTGCTAACACATCCCCAGATCAAACTGTCGCACTTACTGGCGCAGGTGCTACCAGCATCTCAGGAACCTATCCGAACTTTACAATTACTAGTACCGATAATAATACTGACACGACCTACACCGCTGGCACTGGCATAACGCTGACAGGCACAGAGTTTAGCCTGACAAACAGCACAAGCTATATGCTTAACAATGCAGATAACGACACTGTTGCGTACACAAATAAAACAACCTTTCGCTCTAACACAGACGGAGGCAGTACATCTGGAAATATGTCTGGCCTTGAGGTTTTCCAAGGCACTATCAATGCAGACGCATTTATGTCGTTTCATGTTGGCGGTGATGTCGCGGGTTACTTTGGGTTAGATGGCGCGACAAATGATTTATTCTGGGGCGGCTGGTCAAACGGGGCAGTAAAGAACAAGGTATGGCACTCAGGTAACGATGGCTCTGGCTCTGGTCTTGATGCGGA